ATACTTAGATCCCTGGACAACACAAGAATCCGTTTGCGACGTCAAGCGTCAAATTGTTAAGTTGCATGGCGTATGCGCGCCTAAGCACGTTCCAGTCGAAGTGGCTATCCATAGAAAAGTCAACGGTTTTGAAATCACCGACCGTAACACGCCGGTGATTAAAGAGTGGATAGACATGATACGTCGAGTGATTCCCAAACCTGATGAAAAAGAATTCGCTAAGTATAATGATGCTGCAGGGCGTCGTGACGCTAGTTATTGGTCGAAATTCGAAACTCCATTTTGCGAGTTGGTTTCCCATGAGCTAGCCGAGAAAGTAATAGCCGAAACATTAGACATCAGCGTAACGGAATTGTCCGACTTCAGATTGGAATTATCGATGGTTGCTAGCGTTAGCGAAATGACTAATTTGCACAAGTTCTTCAAAACTGCTATGAAAGTAGAAGTCACAGCGGCCATAAATGGCGAACTCCTAGAAGGAAAGAAAGAAGATCACCAACAGAAAGTGACCAACGCCGCTGACATGCCAGTGCCCACTATCGATCGGGTATTGCACAAGACTAGGAATGTCAAATCGAACAGTCGTAGTGTTTTCAATAATGCTCCCAACAGTAACGATTCCTTAGCCCAAAGGCGCAAACACGAACCTTTGAAACAGTGCAATTTCATCATGGAAGGCAGAACCTGTCCATGGGGCACTAAATGTAAATTCCCACACCCAGCAACGAAGCGAACCGCTTGGGTGAAACAGCAACAAACCACTCAGTAAATTTGAATATCGCTGTTCAACATTTTTCGTGGGTCTCGCCAACCCTGTCATATTTCATTTAAAGTACAACGAAAAATACAATGGTAAAAACAAAACAACCCACAAACAACAACGCAAAGCGCAAACGAAATCCAAGGAAGAGATTGAGTAACACGGTGGGAACTGGTAATATTGCAAAGGTGCAACGCCAGTTGAACACCGGCGCGCGCCCCCAAAGAGTTGGGAACCGGATATCCGAATATGCAAAATGTCGCTTGAGTCCTTTTACGGCTGCTGGCAATTCTTGCATACCCGATGGGTCCCCGGTTCGTCGTCTCACTAAGGACGTACGGATGTTTTACGACATCGTGATAGGTTCAAGCGGTGGTTTCATTATGGCCGTTATTCCCGAGATTCCTCGAGGAGTTATTTTCAAAGATTTAGCAGTATCTCCAGCTACCCCGGTTACAGTGACTGGTATACCCTTGTCTGGCAATAGACAAGGCCCAAACACCATAGGAGCATGGTTTGGACGCGTGTGGCCTGGATGGGCCGCAGGCAATTGGGGAGCTATTGTTCCGACCAATGAAAATAACCCAAACCCTTGGCATGCGGCTAAGGGTAGAATAATCACACAAGCCGTAAGGATGATGTACACCGGTAGAGCATTGGATTGTGCAGGCTCGATCACCATTTCAGAGAATGAAGTGGGAGTTGGAGATGCACCAACCAATAACACGCAAGTCCTCACGCAATACTTGCCAACGTCCGTTCTGGACGCTGCAAGCTGGGGTGAGGGAGGTGTACGTGTATTACCTTTCGAGATGAATTCCGCCTCAACAACTATCTCTGCCTCTTCGGTAGTCCAGCAAGTGTCACAAGGAGCATACTTCGTGCTAGGTCGTAACAACACTCTCGCCGCATGGAGAAATATGCAAACACCATTCCTCTTGACTGACACCAGTGATGTCACCACACTAGCTGTGGATGCTGGGGTTGCATGGCCTATGTCAGCAGCCTACGACACGTCGTTTACCCCAAAACTGGCTATTGTGTCAGGTATGGCACCAGGTTCCACCATGCGTGTGGAACTTATGGTGTGCATCGAAATCGAGCCATCGATAGCATCGGTGTTCCGCGATATCGCAAAAGTACCTGCCAACAACTATCAACTCAACGAAGTTCAGAAAACAGAAGCGGCTCTAGCAAGAGCGCCTATTGCTGGTCCGTTGTCTTGGTCTGATACAATCATAGATATCATCCAAGGTGCGGCCAAAGTTGGTAAAGTCGTTTTCTCAATGTTGTAAATAGTCCAGGTTGTTGTCCACCAACACCCTACATAATGGAGTGCATTTCGAAGTGAAAACTTTGGACGAACTCAGAGCTCTAGTCAAGCTCTACATATTTTCTGTATTATTAATATAAATTTTATGTCATTATGCCAATCCTTTGTCCTTATTGCCGAACAGTTTCAGCTGATCGCACTGCACATAAGTTGCATTTGCGTTCAGCACACGCAGAATATCATACGAAGTGTATTGCTCGCTCCATTGTGGGCAACTACACGGAAGGTGAACAGCTTGATAACGAAGCTGGTACTAGATTTGTTGGTTTCACAGTCAATGGTCGCGATTTCGAGATCCCTGAACGTGTTGCTGAACAAGTCTGGCTTCTGCTCCGCACCAATAACAAACGAAGCACATAAGATTTGTTGAACAGTAGAGGGTCTCTAATCGGGCCCTAGGCACCGCCGGCTGGCGCTGCCGAGTCTCTTCCGAAGAAAGAGGCGGTTG